CTTGTTGATGGTTGTTCGGCAATGGCTGGTCTTGATAAATTTGGGACAGGTCAAGCCATGTCATATTCACGAAAGTATGCTTTCTTAAATCTGTTAAATCTTAAAACAGGAATAAAAGATGATGATGGTTTTACAGCTAAACCATTTAAACAAAATTCTGTGGAGAAATCTGCAGAGCCTACATACATGGATGATACTGTGGATGTAGAAGAAATAAAGAATGAACTTAAAAATGCTAAGAGCCTAAAAGAATTAGGTAGTGCAAAAAATAAGCATAGAGATAGCGTTCATTTTTTACTTAAAAACAATTTGCGATCTTACAGACAAATAACAGACATTGCTGAAAGTCGTGAATTACAATTAAATAATGTTCAACAATAGTTGAAGATAACAAAAGGAAATAACATGAATGAAGAAGTAATATGGGTAAATGTAGTACCTAATGAAAACAAGTCAGCAGACAATCATCCAGATTGGGTAGCACCTCCAAATCCAAATGCTCCTGAAGGTAAGAAATGGACTATTGGAACAAAAATAGGAGAGACTTGGTTTAACCCCGCAGGATGGAATACAAAAGATGATGCAGGTAATTTGACAGGGGGAATTAAATTTAAACTAACTCCTAACACAGCAAATTCTGCTCCACAATCACCAGAAAATAAGGGGTTTCCAAAAGCACCCATTTCTGGTAATAAACCAGAATATAAGTTTTAATTAAAAATATAAATTTATATAGTCTTAGAGGGGTTTTTTTCTTTCTTAGTTCCCTTCGTTAGTTTCCCCCTCTAGGACATAAAAAATATGACAATCAAAATTGCAGATTTAGATAAAAATATTAAGGCAAAGATAATTGCTGATCGTGAAAAAGATTATGGAGATTATCAACATAACTTTATTATGTTAGCTGAAATGTTTACGTTAGTGTTAGCAAACAATTTAAAAAAAAGAATTAAACCACACCAAGTAGGTCATATTATGATGGCATTAAAACTTTATAGATCAACCAGAGGATATAAAGCTGACAACTATCACGATATGAGTATATACAATAACATGGCATTTGAATTACACAAAAAAGAGGTTGCCAAAAAGGATAAATAATGTCAAAATACATAAGAATCAAAAATGGAGAATGTAGTTTTATACTAACAGAAGAGTTTGATTCAGTAGAGAAGGCTGCCAATGGTTCTAATAATGGAACAAATGCAGAAGTAAAAATCGATAATATTAAAGTTGATTTTACAACAGTAAAAAAGGAGCAAGATGACGGAAACAAAAAATCGTCTACAAAGGCTGATGGACAAGCAAAGGAAAAAGAGTGAGTTGTACATTGCTTCAGTTCAGAGAACTAATAGGTTAAAAGCAGAAAGCTATAACTTATATTTAGAGTGTGCCAGATGTAGAGAAGAGTTAATGACAGCTTAGTTATTAATTTATCATAAAAAAAACAATGGGAAAGTAAAGGGATTCTATGACTAAAAATACAAATTTCAATGAGATTAAACTTGCAATGAGAGCAGGACATTACCAAGATTTAAATACAAGAGAACAAAAAATATATAAAAACGCATTTGTTAATGGTTATAAGTTAGCCAAAAAACATTTAAAAGAAAATGGTTATGACTTGGTAAAGATTGTAGGCTATTCTTTTTCTTCTCCACAAAAAGAAACTATGGAAAATATTGTTGACTACATTTGTAAAAGATATGAAGTATCAAAGGTAGAGTTGTTAAGCAAAAAGAAAACATTAGATATTGTTAGAGCAAGAAATATTATTCATAACTTGCTATCAGAAAAATACAAAATGAATCTATCAAACATTGGTAAGTATTTTAAACAAGATCACACCACAGTATTACATTCTATAAAAATGAAATCTAATAAGAAAAGATATTGGTCAGAGGAGCAAACTATATGGCAAGAGTTTCAAGAAATAAAACAAGCGTTGTAGGTATCAATTGGAATCTAAGATATAGATTAAAGATAGAAGATCAAGAGCATACTATAGATGATCTTAGGTCTTACATTAGACAGTTAGAAAGAAAGAATAAAAAACTACTTCTTAAATCCAGCTAACATAGACTTGTAAGACTTAGCACTTACAGTAGACTTAGCTTTTGTGTTTGATGTACCACTAGCTTTTTTTTTGTTCATATTATAATACAAACCTTTTTTAGCCATCTTACCAGATTTTGTTTTGTGATAACCCGGCATTAGTTTTTCTTTTTAGGTTTAGATTGCATGATCTTTTTCTTCAAAGTTGAAGGCAAAGTTTTTTGTTTAGATGTTAATTTACTTTTTACTTTTGGTTTTCCGTACATAGTTATATCTCCTTTTCGTAAGTGGCATTTTCTGCCATTGATTGTTTTTCTTTAATATACTTATCAAAACAACTACCATCTTTTCCGTCATGGCAAAAGTGTTTTTTTTCTGCGTTCACAATCCAGCCACCAGCATCACTTAACATTTCTTTTTGACACACGTTGCACCACCCCGCAGCCATTACTGATTTAGCTTTATTCCAAACTTTGTTTACCATTTTTTGCAGCTCCAATACCCAGCAGTTAATACACTCTTCTTGGTATCGCATTTGTGTCTAGCTCTAAATGATTTTCTTCTAGCTGGATCAGATTTACCAATAGTCATATTGGCATCACCATATCTAATAAGTTTTATTGTATCACCAGACTTAGCAAGTACAGAAAATTTTTTAGTTTTAGTTCTGTCGTTCTTAGGTTTATTATAACCAGAAAATTTTTCACCCCTATAATCTATACTCATATTCTTTGTTTACTTTCACATGAAAATTTAGTGTACGCACCATAATTATTTACAAATTCTGCACCTAATTCTAATATTATTTCTTCTGAATGACTATAACCATAAACAGTACAATTGTATATATCTTCAAATTCTATTTGTGGAGTTGCAATAGGTTGACAGTTGTTGCCGGGTGTTGTGCTACACATAACCATAAGTAATAAAATTACTTTCATTTTAATATAAGTTTTACAATGGATTTTTCACCCATATATATTTCTGTTTCTGCTTTAGATTTTATACATTGATATTCTACATTAGCATTATAAACTCTGTTGGCTATTCTTTTACCCTTTAAACAATGTGACATAGATTCTTGTATTCTATGCTCACGAATTTCTCCATTAACAATCATCAATAATGCTACAACTACTTCAACCATGACTACCATTACCATTTTGTCTTACTTTATCTTTTATTTTTTCAATATCACTTAATGCTTTTTCTAATTGTTTAGTTACAAATTCTATATTAATTTTGTTGTGCATCATATCTTCTATTCTTGTTTCTAATTTTTCAGTAGTTTTATACAAATCTTCTAACAACATAAACTGCTCAGAATCCACAGTAGTCTGTTCAGATTTTTTTAATAAATCTGAGTTCATTAATTCTCTTGATGTTTCAAGGCTAGTTAATCTTGCTGTAATTTCTGTGTATGCAAAAGTACCTGCAACAATAGCAAAAATTATTCCAATCATATTTTTGATTGGCATACTTACTGGTGTGTCTTGTGATATTTTCATGGTGTAGGTATTGGTAATTCTCCTGTTAAGTCTTTAGGTATTATTAATTTTTTTTTTGATCCTATAAAGTTATCTCCCATTATTTTAATCTCTGGGTTTTCTTTTTTGTAATCATCTTTTAATTCATCCCAAAGACTACCTTCAGGACTTTTATTTTCTGGAATTACTATACCAGAACATTTTGCAACAATTAAGTGAAAGTTTGGATTGTATTTTAAAGTAGTATTTTTATTAACTTTCCCACACATTTTCATTAATTCTAATTGTTGTTTTAATTTTATATTTTCTTGCTGTGTTTTTTTAAATTCTTTTGTACAAGCTGAACCTAAATAATGTCTGTAAGTAAAACTTAATACGTCTCTATCGGTGTCGCTATCATAATTAGATGATGGACTATAATGTCTGTAATCATTTTCTTGTTCACTTGTTTCTATACGAACATCAAACGAACCTGTGTTACAAATGTTATATCCATTGTTTAAATATTCATTTTTAGGATAAGCGGGATCAGCAAAAAAAGTTAGCATTGATAACATTAAAATAAGTATGGCTGTAAATTTGTAATTCATACTGAGACACTCCATACATTACCTATTTAAATCCTTAATATCGTAACTGTGTTCTCTAACTTGATCGGCTAAAGTTCTATATAAATTCTCTGCCATCTGCCATGTTGCTTCAGCAGAAGCTAATCTTGTATTTATATCTGTTAAACTTTTTTGTGCAACATTCAAATCTCTTTCAAGATTTACAATATGTTGTTCTGATCTATTAATTGTGTCTGTCAAGCCAACTATATATTTTACACCAGTAAAAGTTCCGAACAATACAGATGCTATAACCGGTATTAATACAAAATTCTTTTTGAATAGTTCTGCAATATTCATTCACAAAAACCTACTGTATAACTGCTATAACTAATAGAACGCCAACAATAATAACAACTTCTTTGTGGTCTGTCCAATAGTGCATAGCTGATGCTTTAATTTTATCAATCATATTTATCTCCTATACCTTCTACTATAAGATATTACTTACCCTGTCCACGATTTTTTGATTTACCTTTATGAAGTTTTCTAGACTTATTCATAGAAGATAACTTAGGTCTCCTACCTATAGAGGTTTTTTTTGGTATTCTTTCGTGGGGTTGATCTGCCACGTTGAACTTTACTCTTGCCATTTTTTCCTGTTTGTTGTGATAATAAACTTGTTTTTTTACTGTACTGACTAACAGATGCTGTCATTATACCTTTACTCATTTTGGTTTTCTCATAATATCAGCACCCTTTAATCCGTAAATTGCCGATACGACACCAATAAATATGGCTTGATACCAGTAAGGAAGCTGTTTAAAATACTCAAAAAATAAATTTAGTTTAGTACGAATCTCTGGATCGTCAGAAAACACAGACCAAACCAATAACAACATAGGCATAGATACGAGAATGAGGACAAACTCATCTTTCCAACCATTATCATTGCTCTCAATAACTTTCGCTTTATATTCCAATTCACCATTTGCCATTTTTTCTGCATGACTTGCTTGTGCTGAAGCAATGTTCATACGAGTTTCTTGTTTCTTTTTGTATATGTGACTACCAGCGTTCATAGCTAATTTTATTGCACTAATCCACATTATTCTTTTACCTCACCATTTTTCCATTTCATTTCCGGTAAACCATTATCAAATTTTTTACCATCATAAGTTAGAACTTGTTTTCTATTGTTACCTTTTTCATTATAACTTATATGAACCCAACCACCAGCATTATCATCTGGATTATAAAATTCTAATATAAGCTGGTCAAAATCTACATTGTTTTGTAACCAATAAGCTATTTTAATATTAGGTACACCAGCAATTTCAAAGTCTACTGCTTGACCTTTTGCGTGTTGTGATGTTTTTTTTGAACCTATTGCTTCACATAATTCTTCTGAACGATAGCCAGATGTTATAGTTATAGGTTTATCAAACTTTGCTCTAACTGGCTCAAGAATTTAATAACAAACATTCTCTAGATTTTTTATATCTCCTGCTCCTGCATCATTCTTGATACCCTTACGAGTAGCTGTCATTGATTTTGTAAATTCTTCTAATTTAAAATGTTTAGATAGTTGCATAAAT